CATTAATATCTCTTTTTTGTTGATTTCTCAATTCATTCATTAGTGAATTGGTCCACCAATCACTACTGCGATATTTGTTGCCTGCTTGCTTTCTGATGTCGTCTGCTATCATTTGACTGGAATTCCTAATTCTTTTTCTGTGAATATTTTAAATTCATAATTTCTATCAGCACACCAATTTCTTGCCGCTTCCCATTTTGCCTGATTGACTACCCACATTTTAACTGAATACACCCAAGACTTTGTTCTTCTTTTTGGATTTGTTTCAGGCATTTTTAAATCTTTTTGTGGTTTGATTTCAACAACAAGAGTTCGATTGTTTCCGTCTTTATCTTTATACTTCACAAAAAAGTCTGGAAAATATCGGTGAATTTTATTATCAATTGGTGAACGATAAGCAATACAAAATTCTTCACTTTTCCAAGAATTTACACTTTCAGTCAAATCACAATATTGCATAAACTTTAATTCATATGAAGACCTATAAACAATATTTGATGGGTCTCCACCATACTTTTGTGGATTGTGGGGTCTATATTTTCCCTGTCTATATTTACTATCTTCGTTACGAGGCATACATATTATAAACACTTAAAAATATTTATAGATGGCTGCTCCAGATAGAGGGTCTCCGCGTATAGGACCATTTTACCTTAAGATGACGGAAGGTGCTCCAACAAATGGAATGCCCTCAGCAAGAGATATTTTTGGTAATTTATCTCTTACTAGTCAATTTAAAGTATCATTACATTTAACAAATGTTGATGCTGGTGGAAGTGGATTGATGAGTTGGTTGCGTAATTCGAATGTTATTACTGCAAATCAAACAAAAAATTATGTCTATGATTTTTATTGTGCGGAAGCAGTTATTCCTGGAGTTCAGTTTGATGTAACGGAAGAAATGGGAAGTCGTCAGGGAACGATTGAAAGATTTCCAACGAGAAGAATTTTTCCAGAATTTACGATGACTTTTTATGTTGATAATGAATATAATTTAATTCGTCTTTTTGAAGAATGGATGAATTATATCAATCCGTTATATGCTGGGACTGGTCTATTGCCACCAAGTCCAAGAGGACAGGGAGATGGTCCTGGAAAAGAAAAGACAGATTTCTTTCGTTTTAGATACCCAGATGACTATAAGAGAATTATATCACTTACAAAGTTTGAGAGAAATTTTGATAGTTCAAACCCAAATAATGTAAAATTCCCACCACATTTAACTTATAGAATGATTGAAGCATTCCCAACAAATATCACTGCGATGCCTTTAACTTATGAGGGAAGTCAAATTGTAAAAACAACAGTCACTTTCCAGTATACAAGATATGTAATGGAAAAGAATTACGGTACATTAGACAAATAAATAATTTTAATGATAGTATAAATTATGCCATTACCTAAGATTTCTACACCAACGTATGATTTGGTTTTACCATCAACTGGAAAAACAATTAAATACAGACCATTTCTAGTCAAAGAAGAAAAGATATTAATTCTTGCTCTTGAAAGTCAAAGCACAAAAGAAATTACAAATGCAATCAAGCAAGTATTAAAAGATTGCATTTTAACAAAAGGAATTAAAGTAGAAGAACTACCCACTTTTGATATTGAATATATTTTCTTAAATGTTCGTGGTAAGTCAGTTGGAGAAAGTCTTGACTTGATTATAACTTGTGGTGATGATGGAGAAACACAAGTTCCAGTTACAGTGTTTATCGACCAAATTGAAGTTCAAAAAGACCCAGAACATAGCACAGATATTCATCTTGATTCTGATTTGGTTTTGAGAATGAAGTATCCTTCATTAGACCAGTTCATTAAAACTAATTTTGACTTTAGTGCAGAACAAAGTTCATCAAGTATTGAAAGGTCTTTTGATGTAATCACTTCTTGTATTGATGTTATTTTTAACGCAGAGGAAAGTTGGTCTGCTGCGGACTCTACTAAAAAAGAATTGACTGATTGGATTGAAACCTTAAACTCAAATCAATTTAAGGAAATTGAGAAGTTCTTTGATACGATGCCTAGACTTTCTCATACCGTAAAAGTTACAAATCCAAAAACTAAAATTGAAAGTGAAGTTACGTTGGAGGGATTGACATCTTTTTTCGGTTAAGTATGGCTCATATGGAACTAGAGTCATATTTTAGAATTAATTTTGCCTTGATGCAGTTCCATAAATATTCATTAACTGAGATTGAAAATATGATGCCCTGGGAAAGGGACATCTACTTAGCACTTTTACAGCAACATATTGAAGAAGAAAAATTAAAACAGCAGCAACAACAAAATGGTTAGTTCTGTTCTTAGTCCAGAAAAAGTAATAGGAAGACAGAATACAAATAAAGTAGCAGCACAGAACTTTATTTCAGGTGGTTCTGTAGTTGGTGCTTCTGTTGTGAATAGTGCTGCGAATAAAATTGTAGGTTTCCAAAGAGCAGGAGCTCAACCAGCACCTTCAGCAACAGGTAGTATTGTAAGCACAATATCTACAAATATTAATAATAATGTAACGAACACAATCAATAAAACACTTCAAGGGTTTTCTGTTGATTATCAAAGAAGATTAAAACAAGTAGATGATACAAAACCAATTGGAATTATTGGTAAGTTTTTAAATGTTTATAAGACTGCTTTAGGTTTTATAAACTTTTTTGGTAATAAAAAAAATATTGATAAAGTAAGAGATAATTTAGAGGTACTTAAAAAATCATTTACTGAAAGTTTTGAGGTTGCAAAATTAATTCGTCAAGTTATAATCAAAATCGTAAAACAATTATCTAATCTTCCCGTTGCTTCACCTTCTGGTGGTGGAGGATTAAATCTCGATGTTGATATTCCTGGTGGTGGATTGAAAAAATCTGCTCCAAGAGGACTTGGAAGAATGATGGGTGGTAAAGGAAAAATGCTTGCTCTTGGTGCTGGGGCATTAGGACTTGGTGCTCTTGGTGCTGGTGCAGTGAATGCTCTTTCTGATAGTCCACAGACACAAGCAGCAGGAACATCACCAGAAATTCCAGGTGATACGATTGATAGATTTTCTTCAATTGTTGATAAGTTTGCAAATGCAATTAGCAACTTATTTAAGACAGGAAAACCAAAATCAAAACCAGCACCAGGTGGTGGTAAAACAAGTCAAGCACCATTAAAACCACCCAAACCTCCTGGACCACCTGGTCCAACAAGTGGACAGTTGCTTCCTGGTGATGCTGCCCCTGAAATTAAGGCTTTAATGTCATCTATTAGTGGTGGAGAGGGTGGAGCAGATTCAGTGCAAGGAATTGGAGAGGTTAAAGGATTATCTAATATGACTATTGACCAAGCCATTAATACTGCAAAATCTTATATTGGTAAAGGATCTGAAACTGGAGCACTGGGAGCATTTCAGTTCCACTCACAATTCTTAAGAAAAAGAGCAATAGATGCAGGATTGGATCCAACAAAAGATAAGTTTAATTTAGAAAATCAAACAAAGATACAACGTCATTTCCAGACAGTAGTATATGGAGGAAATGAAGAACAATTATTAAAATCATTGCGTTCTGGTGGTTTGCAAACTGACGTTTTTCCAAAACTTTCTACAGATTTTGGGTGGCCTTCTCTTCCTGGAGGAAGTCAACCAAATGTGCATACATCAGGTGCCAAAAAAAGATATGAAGACTTTTTGAAGATGTATAAAGGTGTTCCAGCAGCACCAGTTCTCCCAACACCAGCACAAGTAGCAGCAGCACCAACAGCAACACAAACAAGACAACAAATCGCACAGCAAGTAGCACAACCACCAGCAATGCAACAACCTGTTGTGATGCCGATTAATTTGGGTGGTGGAGGACAACAACAAACAGGTGGTGGTGGGGTAAGTGCTCCTCCACCTTCACAAGGTAGTGGACCATCAGTTCCATTTTTACCAGCAGGAAATCCTGATAATTTCTTGGTTCTTTATTCTAGAATGGTTTATAATATCGTTGACGGATAATGAAAAAAACACTCTCTTCTCCATTAGTTGCTGCGGCAAATAATATTGTTTCCCTTGGTGCTAGGTCAAATTCATTACCAAAGTTTCAACGTGAATATATTAATTTTGGTAAATTTTTAGAAGTAGAAAAAAGGTCATTAGAAAAATTAAAACTACCAAACAAGAAAAAAATAAAAGCACTTGCAAGTTTAAACATCGCAAGTAATTTTGGAAGACCAGGAAATCTATTAGGTTCTTTGTTTAGTGGTGCGTTGGACCTTGCTGGATTTGTTGGTAATATGTTTCCAGGTAGAGGAAAGTTGGGAAAACCACAAAAACCATCAAACGTAAGACCACCAAAACCAACACTTAAAGGACCAAAATTAAAATTGGGTGGTATGAGAGCAGTTGGTGTTGGTAATGCACTATTTGCTGGACTTGATTTTGCGACTGGTCTTGCGGAAGGTGAAAGTGTAGGGAAAGCAGCAGCAGGAGCAAGTGGAGCACTTGCTGGTGGATTGCTTGGTGGAGCAATCGGTCA